ACCACCCAATGCAATACTCGTAGCCGTCAATGGCTTATGCTGAGTGATAGTATTGATGACATGCTTAGCACATATCATGGCTGACACCTCAGGCTCTATCTCTCTTAGCTTAATAAAAGCTTTCTCAGGCTGACCCTTAGCGTCAGCATTAGATTCAAGATAGTCCTGTATGGCTTGTGCCAGTGGTCGTATGGTATTAGCCACCATGACTTTACCATAGCTGGTCACTGACTCCTCTTCACGCTGGACATGAGAGACCCTACGCTTATTGACCCGCTGTTTACCCAGCTTAATCATCTCCGCCTCATGGTCTAACTCATCAGCGTACTCTTTTATATTTTTAAATATCTCTACCATGTATACTCCTTAGGTTAATTGTGTATTGGTATCTTATATGGGTACTTTAAAACTCAGACCCATAGTCCTTTTCATTCTTACCCACATGATATGGTTTCTTTAGGTCATTAGGATGTACACCCTTAGTTATCCAAGTCTCATACATGTGACGGCGTACTGCGTCAATCTTACCGAAGTCATGCCAGTCAAGAGTCCTTAAGAATTGTTTGTAGTGTCTCTCTCTTACTGGATTCCACCCGACAGGCGATTTATTAGCTGGTGTGTCACTGTTTAATTGTTCTATTGTTAGTTCACTCATAGTTATTCTCCTTTGTTAGTATGTGTATGTGTTGTCATTCCACCATATAGGTGTTGCTAGTTTCCACGTAGCAAAGTCCCGCTTGTCCTGTCTGTAGTACGTACGATATGCTACGACAGGGTCAGTATGTTTATACTGGTCAGGCATGGCTTGTGGAAAGTCAGTTAAGTCCTTAAGTGGTAACTCTTTAGGTAATGCTGGTAAGCTTTTTATAACGTCCCATGACTTATGATTGTCAGTCTTGTTATAGCGTAACTTGTACTCAGCATTGAGTCCCTTAGCTAGTTGTCTAGTCCATAAATAATTATTCCTAGACTCCTTGAGCCACAGCGTACATGGATGTTTAGGATGAGTAGACTTGTAAGGCGTCTCATATCCTACCTCATTGAGTACGGTGCACATCATCTGAGCTGTCTCGAGTATCATCTTGACGACATGTTTGTCGCAATGATATTGAGCACAGGTACGTGGATGTCTGTCTAATATAAATATATTCATTCCATTATCTCCCCACTAAATTGTCTGTTCTCTAAAGCTTCATCTATAATATTACTATCAGTACCTGTTATGTATTTCTCATCTACCTTTACGTCATGTGAGTCATAGATTTCTATTTCTCCCTCGCCTGTATTCCAGTAGATAGGATACACATAACCAAAGTTAAGTAGACAGTATGTGTCATACATAGGGTCTAACTCGTTCTGTTGCATATAGCCTCGAAAATCATCCGAGCCGTCTAACTCTCTGATGTAGTCGTAGTGAGACAACACACGTCTCAGCTTCTTATTTCTTAGGCGTTCTTTTAATAGTTTTAGAACGTGTTTATCTATCATCATTTTTATAATACCTCGCTATGTTATTGTTAAATAAGGAAACAGGTGTTTAAAGTACCCATATTAGTGTAAACCCCTGTCTCCCCTAGCTATATATACTTACTTGTTACTACCTATACATCTAAGTCAGGTGTAACCCCATTAGCAATACAGTCAGTGATATATCTCATGCGTTTACTTGGGTCATCTCCCATGAGTATCTCAAAGAGCATATCAGTCTTACTACGTTGTACTCTGCTGGTCGCACGTCTCATCCTAGACTCATACTGCCTAGACTTGATGACATACGGCTTAGTTTTGTACTTGTCCCATATCTTGAGCACGTCATCCTTAAACAGATTATTAAGCTGTCTATTGATAGCACTAGGCTTGATATTAGGAAAGGCTATACGAAGATAAGCCAGTAGTGGACGCTTCTTGAATACAGTCATCTTACCGTCTTCATTACGCTCCATGATACCGTCTTGTTTCATGACCATTAGTATCTTATTTTGTATATCCTCAGGTGAGTCAACCTCATCTGTAAAATACGATTCAAGATACTTACGACTTGTTACGTCTACCATTATTTACCTCGCTGTTAATTGTTAAATTTATTAGATAACTCACCCAGTGCTCTAGTCTTACCGTTTTTCATCTCAAGGATTACACTTTTAGCACCGTCTTCAGCTTTATAAAGCTTGTACTTTAACCCTAGAATATCTTTAATACACTCGATATTAGATTCACCAATACCCCCAATTTCTAAGATATCAATTAACTTAAGTGCTGAATAGTCGGATAAACTTATTTTTAAGCTTGAACGTAATACATTCGGCTTATCTATGTGTTTAACTGTCTTCATTGTTTTACCTCGCTGTTATTGTTTGTACTAGACCACCAGCACATTACTGGCTGGCGGTTTCGGATATTCAATCCTCGTCAGTAGTACTGTTTTACCTCGTTGTTATTGTTTAATAAAATTCTACATATTTAATTGACTCTTGATAGTCGTGCCAACAATCAGTCAATAATGTTTCCATTTGTCTAGTAGTATAAATATAATTTTCTCTTACATGTTTTACTAATTCATTTGGTTTAGTAATCACCTCATAAGCATCTTCATCATTCATAATTCTTAGTGATAACTCATCATAAGAATATTTAGTAATATCTTCTTTACCCATATCTGTATATTTCATAATTTACCTCACTTTTTTATTGTTAATATACTCTAGCACTGGAATAACTAGCATACCTGATAGACACCCCAGCATGACCCACAAAGCCCATTCCCAGCTACCAGTAACTAGGAAGCCTGCGCCGTCACTTATCGTGTTAGCTAGACATCCTGAAATGCACGCTAACACCTGAGGTGACGCTTTGTAGTTTGTAAAATAGGCGTCCATGTAGTGCTCAATGCTAGCTAGTGAGTAATAGATACCCACAGCCAGCAACACGTTATCGACGTGACCCATTATTGTTATAATTAGCTCGTCACTCATTATTTATACCTCACTAACTCAATATCATTGTTAAGCTGTAAGTAGATACATTCTTGGTTCATATCATTACATAATTGATAGGCTTGATTCCATAGATATGCGGAAGCGTCCCCGAAATGTTTATTTTCTACATGAAACTCATATATTTTAATATCATCCTTATAAGCTTGCTCACCGTCAAACCAGAAGCCCTCAGCTTGAAACCTAGTAAAGCCCGATATTCTAGCTACGTTTCCGTTTTGTCTAACTTGTTTGATGTCCGCTATAAAGTGATTATGTAAAGACATTAAGTCATGACCATCATTGTCTTTCATAGGTAGATATAATTTAATTACTTGCATTTTTTACCTCGCATTGTTAAATGTTACAGACGCCTATTGCTAGGCGTTTCGCTTATTAAAAGCTCATCAGTGTAACTTATCCCTCGCTTACGTTTACGGCTTGAGTGCCAATTATGACTTCCCCATTATGGTGGTCATAAGCTTGCTCTTCAGCTATTTTCTCAGCTTCAGCCTCGCTAGAAGCCTCAATATCGTAAAGGTTTTTTGTAAATGTAATGTCTACTTGTACGCTGTATGTTTTAGGCATAATATCCTCGCTTTGTTAATTGTTACAGACGCCTCACGGCGTTTCGACTATAGAAGTCTCATCAGTGTAACTAGTCGATATACGGCAAAATACCTTTCTCTATATCTCGCATTATCATGATGTATTGAAGCCTAGTTATACGCTTAGCTGATAACTCAGCTTTTGCGTAATCTTCGTTAGCTTCTACTTTTTGAGCGTAAGCTTCATCATTGTCCATAGCACGTTGTATCTGTCTATTCATTTAGCACCCCCCTAGTGATAAAAATTCGATTTCCCACATAAAAGAATTAACCTTGTCGAATACTTCAGCTTTTACCTCAGTAGCGTTAGCACGTCCACCGCATACAGTATTCAAAAAGCGTGTTACTTGCTTGCTTGTTGTAGGCGAATACTTACGTGCTGTATAATACCAGCTACAGTCCTTGACCATGTCAAAAATGTCTAGATGTCCTAATTTGTCCGCATCATGGCTAGTAGGGTTCAGCTTCCCTAAAGCTACGACCGTGCTATAACTTACAAGCTCGATAGTTTGTTCATCATAGCCTGCTCTTCTGATGTGTAAATTACTCAAGTTTGTTGGTCTTACGTCATGTGTTATGTATTGCATAATTTCCTCGCATTGTTATTGTTTCGTTGGTTACTCATTCAGGCACGGCTACCAATACCGTACGACAATAATTATCTGAAACTCTAGAATATGCTGTGTCAATCGTAAGTTACTATTAGCTAGTTTAGTGGTCATGCCGTCGCTGTATTTACTTTTTAGAACCTTTACAGCGTGAAATCCTTGTTAATAACTACCGTTTCACTAATACCAAATTAAAACCCTTAAAGCCTCATCTAGAGTGGCTGAGCCTACGACCATTTGCTTTGTAGCCAGTAACTTAAAGTCACTGTGGTCTTCTCATATCGCCTTGACCTAATGCCTCATGATGTTATCTACCCGACATGCTTATTACGATATATCAATGAATACACCATGTCAACAAAAGAATGACATCAAAGTGAATTAATTTGATATATGACTGATTCATCAGCTTATAGAAATAAAAATAGACCTAAGGACAGAAACAAACAAAAATAAAATGTAGCCATAGAAAACCAAAAGATGACCCTATATAGTCTGAGAATTGCTGACACATGTAAAACTACAGCTTCCCGCGTGCATGCCTTGAGAAGTGCGACGGGGTAAAAAGAAGGACGACTGTGTACGTTATCCCTTCATATTTTTTTACCAAATATTAGCTAAAACAACAGCTGTTAACACAGCTATCAGAATAAACTCCCCTATGGATATCTCAGGCTTTAACCAATAGGTTCTTATATAGTGACTATTAAGGAGTAAGACTCCAGTAATAACTATGAGTAGTACTTCTATTAGTATCATAATTAATAAGTAATAAGGAAGGATAGCTTGTCTATATATAGCTAGGGGTGCACAGGGGTTTTATCTTATATGGGTACTTTAAGTTTTTGTCCACCCTTTGTCTAGATATTTACAGACAAGGACTCCTAAAAGTAGGACAAGAGCCGCCAAAGGAAAAATGAAGAAAAACCTTTGACGACCTATTTAGTCTTAATATCCTCATACCTAGTTTCTTTAGGTAAGCTTTGCTGAGAAAGATTGTATGCCTCTTCTTTAACATTAGGCATTAAATATTGTTGTACTCTAGGTGAATCTATACCATTCTCAAACTGTACTATAGCTGAAGCTAATGACATAACATCTTCTTTATCTTTAGTCACCACAGGCTTTTGTACAACCTGTTCTACATAAGCTACATAGTTATTTGTAGGATTCTCAAAGTCAGGAGCAAACTGAGATATTATCTTTCTTACATCTCCACCATGTCTGTCTATCTTAGTGCTTAAATCTCTAATTAAAGCCCTCATACCCATTACAGGAGAATCAAAGATAGCAAAGCGACCAGCATAGGTCTCACCAGTTTCACCAGCGTACCCTTGTCCCACTTCTATATTAGCGGGGTTATTGTAATCGCTCATATCCAGCTATCTCCTTTTGGCTCTCTGCCTATGGCTTGTTCCATAAACTTGTCTAAATCTTCCTGTAACATTTCTTCTTTGTGTTGGTTATAAGACAATGTTTGGTCTCTATCCATTACTTCTACCCAGTAGTTAGCTGCAATAGCTAAGGCGTCTATTTGGTCATCATGCCTTAGTGCACCTTTATCCCTTGTTATCCTAGTCATTTGTCTAAATAACTGGTGGTCAGGGTCTAACTGAAAGTCATCTTTGATAAGCTTATCATCAATAACTAACCTATGGGTATTCATAATAGGCTCTAATGTGTCTATTATACGCTTCTCTTTCTGTATACTGTGGCGTACTTCCTCTACATTACAAGGATGTATATCAGCTAATACAGGTTTTAGAAGCTGTGTTGCCATGCCATCACCAAAGTTACTCTCAATGACGATATCATTGACGTTATGTTTCTTAGCAATGTTAGATAGCTTCTTAAGTGTGTCATCAGAGTATCCACCATCTAGACCACCAATGGCAGTCAGGTACAATACACCGTGTAACATCTTAAGTACACAATAGGCTGTTTTATCTGCCCCACGACCAGCGGGGTCAATAGACATAACTGAGCCTTCAAACTCTGTAAATTCTTCGGACATATATAGGTAAGAAGTCCAATAGTCACCCTTAAGTCCTACATTAGGTAACTCAGAGTCAACCGCTTTGATTTGGTCTATACCTGAAGCCCATTGTATTTTGGCTGGAGCTTCTGTCCATGTGCTGCAACCTGAGGCTATAATAAGGTCATTAAGCTTCAATGGGTATTTATTGGCGTCAGATAGACTAGTATCCAACATAAACTGTAAATTAAAGCCTGACCTACCATATGAGCTTAAACGCTCCATAAGGTCGATTTCGTTAAATCTGTCAGGGTCAGTAGGGTCTCCCTCTTTACCGTCCATATCAGCGATTGTAGGAGCTAATTTATGCCCATATCCTACCTTTTGTGCTTGGTTAGGAATCAATGCTGACCATATACGTGTCTTGAACCCACGTTCATCTAGGTCATTATACAATGACATCTCTGTTTGAGGTGTTCCTAGAAAGATAACACGTCCTACTTTAGGCTTTATAATAGCGTCAAACTCTTTTACGGTCTCACTTAAGCGGTCACGCATAAGCTGAGTCTGTGAGTTATTGGCAGATTCTACGTCATCAGCAATGATAAGGTCAGCCCTAGACCCCGTTAGTTGTCCTGTAATCCCCATAGACTTCACTGAGGGGGCGTGTGAAGCCTGTGCTGGGGCAACATCAAAGGATACCTTAGAATGTCTTTGGCTATCCTTAGGTTGTAAATGCTGTAACAAAGGCATTTCTGCAATAAGCCTCTGTGTAAATGTACTAAAGTCATCAGCCCTCGTTTTACTAGCTGATACTACCAATATGTTACGCTGAGGGTTCAGCAGTAATTGGTGACATACAAATGCAGAAGTAATCCAAGACTTTCCTACGCCCCTAAAAGCCTCTATTACTATACGTTTCTCTTTAGATTGTAGATAGTCTGCTATATCGTATTGTATAGGTGTTGGCTCAGGTAGATTGAGGTGTTTCCAAGCTAGATACAAGAAGTTCTTAAAGTTATCTATCTTATTCATCTGTGTCGAACGGTAAGTCCTCTAGTATGTTGTTAGCTTTTTCTACGATATCAGGACTTGAGTAAGTCTTACAGATATCTAAGCATACCTTCATCTCACTTGCAGATATTTCATCACCTGACTTGAGCTTCCTATAAGCATGAGCCACCAGTAATACAGGTAACTCTTCTACTATCTTTTCTATTTGTTCATTTTGGTCTGTCATTATTTTTGTCCTTTAACTTCTAATTCTCTTACCTTGAGTTCTAAGTCACGAACCCTTTTTACAGTCTCTAAAACTTGTGATGGTGGTTGAAAGTCATCTATCCAAGTATCATTTTCTTCTACTTCTACTTGCAACATTCCGTAGTTATACTCTAAGAAAGCTAATCTTTCTTCTATACCAAAGTATGCCCACACAGATACAGCTGTAATAGCTATTAATGCTAATAAGTTTTTAACAGGTATGGTTATTAATGATTGGTCGTTTATTTTCATCTACGTACTGCTGCACTCCCGAAGTAAAATCCTGACACAGCAGCTAGAAAGTGTGTATCAGCGTTAGTTATGACTATGCCTGAAAGACCAGTAAACGTTGTGACCTCTTGTGTATAGCCAAATATCCACCACCCTTCTTTAACTTGCTCTAAGTACATAAGATGTACAGCAATAGATGGGTCTATAAAGACGGCTAGCTTTGGTAAACATATAACAAAGAATACTGCTAATAATGCCATCCATCTACGGGTTACACTTTGAAAGTGCCCACCGTGATTACGTGCGTCCTGTATGGCTGCTCTATCAACCTCAGCACGTTGTATTAAAAACTTTTGTTGGTCTGCATTGTCTTTTTGTTTAGCTGACCACAGGCTTAATACACCTGTAAGTAAACTACTACCTAACATGGTAATAACTTCAAAAGGTATCATTACTTACTCCAAAAGTATCCAACAATAATACTGGCTATGCCACCTAACCACATAAGAAAACTCACAGCTCCTTTACCTTTGGCTACATCTTCTTGTAACGATTCTACTTTTGTCTCTAGTCGGTCTAGCTTTTCAGCAAGTTGTTCTAATGTAACTTTCATTAACTTAGTTCTTCTTCTGTTGGTTGTGTTTCGGTTGGGTGATTCCATGATGCTATAAAGTCTCCTTTACCATCTGAATTATTTTGCACAATTATATTATCTATAAAGTCTGTATCAGTAACATTTGGTCTTGCTGATTTAATTTTTTCTACTAAATTTACCATTATGCACCTCTCACAAAATGAGCTTGGAAGTAAGTATCATCTGCTGTGTTTAAAAATTGTGTACCTGTTGTAAATCCAAACGCCTCAAAGTAATCAGTAGTATTAGCTACATCCATTATACTCAATCTAGCATATTGTTGTCCTGATGCTACACCACGTCTCCATAGTGTTCCATTTTTATATAATGCAACAATGTTTGTTGTGCTTGAATTGTTCCTAGTTCCTATAATAAATTCATAATAACCAGCTACAGTAGGCGTAAACCTATAAGTACTAGCGTCATATTTAGAATCGGTATCCCAATGTTCGGTTGCATACGCTATCTTTGTATATGTACTCGCTGATACAGTTTGTGTTGCTGAAAGTGTTGCACTAAAACTTGGTGCTGTTGGTAAATCTGAGACATCACTAGATGATGTTAATATATTTCCTGTACTTGCAGGTAAAGTAAGAGTATTAGTTCCAGCTACTGCAGGTGCTGAGATTGTTATTTCACCTGAAGTATCACCTGTTAGTTTTATACTTGCCATTATTCAACTCCCATGAGTGCATTGATTTGAGCATCTGTTAAACCTAATTCTTTTAATTTTTCTTTACCACTTGCTCTGTTTGTTTGTCTGTCTGTTTCCTCTTGTGTAACTTGTTGAGCTACTGCTTTTACTTCATCTGTGTAGTCATATGAGCCGTCTTCTTTTTTTACCATGTCAGCAAAAACGTCATCACTTACCTCGACATAACCATCTTCTACTATATATGATATTTGTTTTACTACATTACCTTCTATGAGTGCATATTTCATTATGATATCTTCCTTATAATTACACTTGAATATATAGAACTTCTAGTATCATTCATATAATGCCCTAATCCTATACTAGCTTTTGCTCCTTGTGTTCTATGTCTGAGTTCAAATACTTTTGTTCCTGTAATTGTAAACCTACCAAATGTTGGCGAATGGTTTGCTCCTAATGTACTAAATGCAGTCGCATACATTTGCATACCTAAAACTTCTACATCACTATCGGTTACGTTATATAAAAATGTTCTGTGATGGTCTACTGCAAAAGCATAAGCAAAGGCTTCAACAAAATAAGTTCCTGCAGGTAATGTTATTTGATTAGATGAAAGACTAGCTCCTGTAATTTCATTTGTTTTTACTGTATTCAAATCTCTAATATTATCTGTGTTTGCTCCTGCATCTCCACCATGTGTTGTTGTGCCTTTTTCATCTTGTACATGAAGTAATTTTAATGCCAAACTGCTATCAGCTGTTAATACATCTGTATTACTTGCTCTTGTACCATGTAATGTAATTGCCATCTTAACTCTCCAATGCTGTAATTCTTGCTTCTAATTCTTGTATTGTTTTGACTAATAAAGGTACGAGTTTTGCTTGGTCAATTCCTTGATATTTATTTCTTGTTTGGTCATCACCATTATCATCTTTGTATGTTTCTGTTTCATCTTTAGTTCCAACGACTGCTTCAGGTACTATTGATGAAACTTCGTGTGCAAGAAAACCATCTAATGTTGTATCTGCATCAGCTTTGAAATTAAATCTTGCTGGTTTTAATTGTTTTAGTCTTGATGTTGCATCAAATGTATAACTAACATTTTCTTTCAATCTATAGTCAGATGATGTTGCATAAGATGTACCACTACCACTTGTAACAATTTCTCCAACAAAACCATTAGCATTTTTAAAACCAATTTGTACTGTACCACCTGAGTTC